ACTCTTTCAGAAGCTAAAGGCGGATGGCACGTTTTAATGGTTATGGGTGGTGCAGGTGCAGCTTTTGGTGGTTTAGTTGGCTGGGCATTTGAACATTTCTCAGGTAAATAAGATGGCAAAGAAAGCTCCAGTATTAGCAGTAGGTAGAGGTGAGAAACTCCCCGTCTCTAAGGGCGCAGGCCTTACAGCCAAAGGTCGTGCAAAATATAATGCGGCTACGGGCTCTAACTTAAAAGCACCAGCACCTAACCCTAAAACCAAAAAAGATGCAGGAAGACGTAAATCTTTCTGCGCTCGTATGAGTGGTATGCCGGGCCCTATGAAAGACGAGAATGGTAAACCTACACGTAAAGCAGCCTCTTTAAAACGGTGGAACTGCGGTGCCTAGTACATCACTCAAACAGAAAAAATTTATGGCAGCTGCCTCTCACAATCCTAGCTTTGCAAAGAAAGCGGGTATACCAGTAAGTGTAGCTAAAGAGTTTAATCAAGCCGACAAAGGCAAAAAATTTAAAGAAGGTGGCAATGTGGCTAATCTAAAAAAGTTATTTAAAGGTAAAGAAACCTATAGCGAAGAGCTTAAAGAAGGCAAAGCTATTAAGTCTGGTAAACTCACTCCACAGCAATATGCTAAAGGTGAGAAAATGGAAGATTCTAAAAAGATGAAGAAAGGCGGCAAGTGCATGGCTAAAGGCGGTGTTACTCGCGGTGATGGTTGCGTAACTAAAGGTCACACTAAAGGTAAGATGATGGCTATGGGCGGTTCTTGCTATGCTAAAGGCGGTGTTACTCGTGCAGACGGTGTAGCAACTAAAGGTCACACTAAAGGTAAAATGGTCTAGGGGATTGAGATGGCATTTATTACAGGTGTAGGTAAAGGTCCATACGATGCTGAGAAAGAAGCGAAAGCAGGAGCGTGGAAAAAGTCAGGGTTAGGTCCATTTGATTCTCAGAAGAAGACAGTTTCTGAAATGAAAGCCGCCTTTGATAAAGCCGCTGCAAAGAAGAAGGCTGACATAGACTATTCAAATAGTTTAACCCCTGCTGAACGTTCTAAAAAAGTAGATGAAGTATTAGGTAAAGTTCCGCAAGATTCTTATATGGATGATGACGGGGGTAAGCCTACTAAGACAGCAACTAAGTCAACTTCTGTATCGGTAACGCCTTCTAACGCATCTAAAAAACCAATGGTGATAGAGAAAGAGTCGGTAGAAATAAAACCTGCTAGTAATCCTAAATCATCAATTGCACCTAGTAAGAGGGCATCACCCGCTAAAAGCTCTCGTAATAGTATGGCTGATGAGTGGGCGGCTTTTTCTAAAGGTAGAGAAGCTGATACGGCTGCGTTAAAAGATATTACCGATAGATATAAAAAAACCGGTACATTAGTTAATCCTGATGAAGAAAATGCTCGTACTAAAACTGAAGCTACTGAAACCTCAGAGTACAAAAAAGGCGGCATGACTAAGCGTCCACCTAAACCTGCTAAGAAAGTACCGCTTAGAAAGTTTGCATCGGGCGGTAGTACATCACGTACATCGGCTTCTAAACGCGGTGATGGTTGTGCAACTAAAGGTCATACAAAGGGTAAATACCTATGAGACCCTGCAGAGGTATGGGTGCTGTAAACCCTAAAAAGCTCCCTGGACGAAAAGGTAAAAAGAAATGACAACATCGGGTACGGCAAATTTTAACCTTGATTTAGGTGACCTCGTAGAAGAGGCGTTTGAACGCTGCGGACAAGAGCTTCGCAGCGGTTACGATATGCGCACAGCTAGACGTTCTCTAAACCTTCTAACCATAGAATGGGCAAATCGTGGTATTAATTTATGGACGATTGAGGAAGGCACAATCGCACTTGTACAAGGTCAAATTGAGTATCCGTTACCCGATGACACTATTGATTTACTCGACCATGTAGTACGTACAGGCACAGGGCAAAACCAAGTTGATATTAATATTAACCGTATATCTGGCTCTACTTACTCTACCATTCCTAATAAGAATGCACAGGGCAGACCGATTCAAGTATGGATAAACCGTCAAACTGGTGCAACTTACCCTGACGCAGCAGTAACCACTAGCAGAAAACCTCAGATTAATGTGTGGCCAACACCAGACCAAGACTCATACTACACCCTTGTTTACTGGCGCTTACGTAGATTAGAGAATGCTGGAGATGCTGTTAATACTCAAGATATCCCGTTCCGTTTACTTAACGCTATGGTAGCAGGACTTGCTAGTTATTTAAGTATGAAGATTGCTGGCGTAGACCCTAACCGTATTCAAATGCTTAAAGCAGACTATGAACAGCAACTTGACCTAGCTATGTCAGAAGACAGAGAGAAAGCAAGTAATCGGTTTGTTCCACGGATTATGCACGTTTAGTTATGTCATATAGAAATCCTGAACAAGCAAAAGCTTATCAAAAAGAATACAGAGAGCGTAATAAAGAAAAACGCCGTATTCAAAAGGCAGAGTATTATCAAAAAAATAAAGACGCTATAAATGCAAAAAAGAAAGAGCAAAAAGCAAATTTAACCGTTGAACAAATAGCTGAACGAAAAGCATATATGGATGCGTACAATGCTAACCGTAGGGAGGCTCAAATTGAATTTAGTAAGCGATACTACATAGAGAACAAAAAGCAAATAACTCAAACAAAAAAAGAATATAGAGATGCTAATAAAGAAATAATAGCTATTAGAAAAAAATTAAATTATGAGAAGTATAAAGAAAAACACTTGACTCAAAAGAAAGAATACCGTGCACTTAACAAAGGTAAGATAAACGCGTTATGTGCCGCACGTAAAAAAGTGATTAAACAAAGAACTCCTAAATGGGTTGATATACCTGAGAAATGGTTTATTTCAGAAGCTTACGAATTAGCGGCATTGAGAACAAAAATGTTTGGTTTTAGTTGGAATGTAGATCATATTATCCCTTTACAGGGTAAAATTGTATCCGGTTTGCACGTACCTAATAATTTACAAGTAATACCCGCTATAGAAAACATTCGTAAGAAAAACAAATATGAGGTGAGTCATGTCAGTTAAATACTCATCTGGTAAATGGGCCCACGGATTTTGCGATAGGTGCTCTCAAAGGTTTCAGTTAAAAGACCTGAAGAAATTAACTATTAAGACTAAAGTAACTAACATACTTGTCTGTAAAAGTTGTTGGGATTATGACCACCCGCAACTGCTGATAGGGATGTTCCCAATTTATGACCCACAGGCATTGCGTAACCCGCGTCCTGATACAAGTTATTATCAATCGGGCTTAAATACGTTACAATACCCAGAAGACGGAAGTCGTGTATTTCAGTGGGGTTGGGCACCAGTTGGTGGCGCTTCACAGTTTGATGCAGTACTTACACCTAATTACCTTGTTGCCATCGCGTCTGTTGGCACTGTTACAATCACAACTTAGAGAACTACCATGACAGGCAAAATTAAAACAGAACCTACCCCAAAAGTAGCAGGCTATCCACAGACAGGCATTAAAACGTCTGGTATTAAAACTCGTGGCAATGGTGCAGCTACGAAAGGTAAAATCGCACGCGGACCGATGGCATAAGCTATGACTTACGCAGAACTGGCAGCAGCAATTCAAGACTATGTAGAGAACACGTTTTCTACTGCGCAAGTTAACCTCTTTATCCAAGAGGCGGAGCAGCGTATTTACAATTCAATACAGCTTCCAGACCTGCGTAAAAACGTCACGGGTATAGTTACTCTACACAATAAATACCTGCAATGTCCGGGTGACTTTTTATCGGCCTACTCTATTGCGGTTATTGACCCTACATCTGGTGAGTACACATACCTTTTAAACAAAGACGTGAACTTCATTCGCGAAGCTTATCCAAGCCCAACAAGTTATGGGACGCCTAAGTATTATGCTATCTTTGGACCGCAGTCTAATGATATAAACGAATTGACGTTTATCTTAGGGCCTACACCTGATGTGCAGTATGAAACAGAGCTTCATTACTTCTACTACCCGCCTTCTATTACAAGTGAAGAGTCTGGCGGTAATACATGGCTAGGTGAAAACTTTGACTCTGCGTTGCTGTATGGCTCTATATTAGAAGC